AATCTGATTTGGTCATTTCTATTTGACCTTCGTCATTAACTTTTGCCATTGGGCCCATTGCTTCTTCAACGTCAGTTTTACCATATGTTTCACAAGGATCTTTTCCACAACCACAATTTTTCTTTTCTTCTTCAACTGCTTTTTTCATAGGTTCTTTCTTGTTGATAATATCGTTGGCTTCTTTACCTGTGATTGGACGACCCGATGCATCTTTCAATTCAAAGTTTTTGTAGTTATGCATAGTATAATCCATACCGTAGCCTGGCTTGCTAAGTTCAATATAGAACCCACCATCTTCAAGTGATCTAATTGTTTTAACACGATTAAACCCACTCGGCATACCAGTACCTTGAGTGTTAATAACTTTAAAGAACACTTTGTTGGTTGTAGCCGATGAGTCTTCTTCAACTGCTTCTGTTTGCATTGCGTTTACAAATGCATCAGTATAATCACCCCAATTTTCACCATCTTGATCTACAAAATTCATACCATCGCCAGTAACACTGACAATTTTGAATTCACCTTCTTGTACCGAACCGAATGCTTCTATTTTAATATCAACTTGAATATCTTTAACATCAATATCATAGTCTTCTGATCCTTCGGATGAACCAAATCCATTTGCTACCGCAGTAAATTCTTCACTGTCGCTTGTACGTTGAATATTATCTAATGTAACATTTCCGTCTACTATGACATTATTGGGGTTAATTATTGGTGATGTGCGATTGTCACTGCGACCAGCCAATGATCTTAAATCCTCAATGGATAAATCATCAATCCAACTTTCATTTATAATGTTGACATAATTTCTAATTTCATGCATCTTTCTTCTCCTGATCTTTTTTCAATTTTAACAATTCTTGAACAAAAGAAGTATTGTACTTGTCACCAAAATAATCGTCTGGATTTATTGACTCTGCTTCTGAATATGTGCTATCTGCTAATAAACTTGCAACCTCTGCATCATCTGATAATGCTTGTTCTGCTTGCTCTAGTGGTTCTTGATCTGAACGAACTTTCATAAAGCCGTCGCTGATACCTAGTAGAGTTTGAATTTCTGTTTGTATTTGATATGCACTTGCTGGTAAATTTGTTTCAAATTCAATAACAAATATCTCGTATCCACGTAGTTGTGGGAAGTCATAAGGGACGCTTTGTAACATCAACTTAGTAGGTGCGCTTACTTTCTGTACATCGTACTTTGCCAAGTGATTCTCAATGCGAGATAAATCATCTCCAGATAATTCCTTTGCTAATTTAATGCGGAAAGTGTATGTATTTTTTGATTCTGTCAAGTATTCTGTAAAGGACTTCATGGTTTTAATTCTCCTAATATTATAACTATTTATCTTTATTGTAAAAATCACCAGACTTAATTATTCTTCTGTATCATCCTTCATGTTTTTCATTATTTCTGCCAGCATCTCTGAACGATTTCCGATCAATCTACCATCAATTGATTCTGGATCTTCTGGATTGCCTTTATTGATGACATGATTTACTTTTCTATTATCCATATCTAAACGTTCTTTACGCATCTGCAACTCAATCATTTTTATTTTTTTATCCATCTTTGTTTGCTTTGCAGTTATTGCTGCTGATAACATTTTACTTGCACTATCAAGCAGTGCTGCCGCATTTCTATCGTCTACATTCTTTGCTAAATCTACTATGTCATCAAATGCAGTGATTGCTCTGTCAGCATAATTGTCCATCTCTGCATCTATAGCGTCTAATCCCAGTACGATAGGAAGTGCTGCGTCTACTTTCATAGACATATCCATAGTTTTAGTTTGAGATGATATTTGTTCTGTGATTTGCTTTATCACTTCTTCTGATGAAGGCTCTATTTCATTTTCATCTTCATCGAAATTGAATGATATGTCTTCTATGGGCGGTAAATTAAATGTATCGCTTAGTTTTTGTGTCATTTCTTTTTCCTTTGTGCTTTTGTTCGCTTCTTTGGCTTATTGAATATTTCATTCTCAGTAATAACGCGAAAACCTAAGCCCTTTGATTTACACCAATGTCTTGCTGATTCCCATTTGGCGTGATTTACTACTGCTGCTGCTTTTTGTGATTGACTTTTTGCTTCACCTAGTGTCTGTCCTGCTGGTTTTATTTCTACCATCTCTGCGTGTTGCTTACCATTTGCATCTTGATATACCATCAATAAATCTGGTACATAATTAGAATTTTTTCCAGTAAGGGGATTTTTATATGGAATACGATGTGTTTCTGAACCCCATCCTAAGACAGATGGATGATTATCACACATTCTGAAAACAACCAGTTCCCAACTTGAACGATAACGAGGCACGCCCTTGCCTAAGTATTTATCTGGGTTTTTTGGTGTGTATAAGCCTTGATGGAATTTTGCCATTGTTATTAAGGTGTCGTGTTTGAATCTGTTTTAGTTGTTGTTGTTTTATAACCTTCATATGTGAAATCTATACGATATTGTACTGGTGCTGATTCGGAATAATTCAAGGTATCACCTTGTATATTTGTAATAATTGGATTATAAATTTCTATAATGTTGTTGTCTTGTGTCGAAGAAGTTCTAGTTATCCTTATATGTTGAATATAATAACGATCAGTGTTTAAATTTAAACCCCTTCCACTTGAACCTGTAGTACCTCTAAAACTTTCATTAATAATATCATCTTGCATAATATCATAGTTATCAGACATAGGACCAGAATAATAATAATTATTATATCCTACTAGAAATTTCTCTATCTCTCCGTCACGAGTGTCATACGCAGACAACGATATGGGTGTGTAATCAATTCCAGTTTGAATTGTACGTTTCTTATTAAATTGATTTAATGTCTGAGTCTTTACAGAATGTCCTGGCATTTGAATTTCAGATATCCTGTCCAATTTAAGAGTTGTACGACTGTCCGGAGTAGCACCCAAGTAAGTAATTTCGACTGTAAAGTTGAACTTATTTCTGGGGATAAGTGTATTTACGGACTGATCAATTCGATTCTGTCCGTAAATCTCTGCTCCTGAATTTATGATATTACTCATGAATTATTAATTGACTTGTCTGATCACTGCGCCATAAGACCATCGCCAGTCCCGATATCTTCTGTTCCAGATGGACCCATCAATCTAGCATTGTCATAACGTATGGTCATTTGTACTTGTACAACGTCTGATGTTGCATAATTCAAGTCACCAAATGTGGCGCCTGCAATGTAACATCCTTCAATAACCCAAGTATCAAGAACATCACCATTGTTTATGTCCTGACCACCATCCAACGTTTGAATTGACATCGCAAATTTATAACTAGATCCTGCTGGTGCACTTTTCTGCATATCATTGTTTGGCTCAGATGGTGGTTGAGTATGGTTTACTTGATCATTCAGTTGTTTCTGGATTGCCTGGATTACATTATTAGATGAATCATCGCGCAATACCACTGTAATATCTTGCCACGTATGCTTTCCTGCAAGATTAATTTTCGAATTATATGTGTCAATGATGATCGCTTCATGATCGATACCTGGTCTTGTTGCACTAACTACGTTTTGTGTTACCAAAGGACTTACAGTCCTCGCTAAACCGTTAAACGTCACACGAAAGCGATATTGTAACTTTGGCATTAATGTTCCATTATTTGCTGCGGTGCCTCCCATTGGTACACCAAAATTTGTTAATACAGCCATTTGTTTTCTCCTTAGAATTTTAATAACCCATCCCAATGATAGACTATTATATATATAAATGTATTTATGCTTTTTGCTTTTTTATTTTTCAATAAATATTTTACAATAAAAAACCCGCGATATGCGGGTTTTTTTAATACTAAATTTAATATTGTTTAACTTACATCACCAGTATTTACGATACGAACTGGAATGTAAATAAATTCTGCTGATTTCGTAGGCGCAATGGCAATATCAACATAAATTTCATTACGATCAATACGTGCTGGTGTATTGTTAGTAGTATCACATACTACACTGAAATCATACACACCACGATTTGATTGAATACCAGATACAAAGTTCTCAAACGTTTGCTGGACATTCTCACGAATTGGTGTATCATTTGGCTCAAACAAATATGGGCGAGAAATAACTGCAAAACGCTCACGTAAATATGCAACTAAACGAGCAACATTAACTCTATCTAATGCACTTGCTGATGCTGCTAATGTCTTCTGACCAAAGATAATGATACCTTCTGCTGGGAAGTTAACAATCGGATTCAATTTGTTTAAATACATTGCATCACGATTTCCCTGTGTCAATGAAACTGCTACAAATTCATTTTCTGAATTGATATAACCAACATTTGATGCATTCTGAACAACACCACGAGTCAATCCTGCTGGTGCAAACCATTGATAACTGACATTGTCGTTATATGCATATGTGTAAAGAACACTGTGCGATGCTGGTGCAACGACACTTGCGCCTGATACTGGATCAGTAGTGAATACACTAGGATAATAAGTTGCCGCATAAGTATTTTTACTTACTAGACCATCTTCTCCATTCTCTGTTGCATTAGTTCCTTGTACCCAAGTTATTGCTTCAGTTGGATTCAAACGGAATGGACTATCTGCAATAACAAATGCTGTTTGATTGCGATCCGTGTTTAATGTTACCATTTCGTCCATCAACTCTGGATATCCAGGTGCTGCGATTAAACGGAATTGAACAGTTTCTTCACGTAATGTCGATCCTGCTGTACTTGCTTGCATTGCTGCTGCTACAACTTTACGTTGTGCTTTACGACCAAATGATCCTGCGCCTGATGCTGCATTTCCAGCAAAGTTGCGCCATTTCCAAGTAGTTGTTAATGTTGAATCATACTTACGTACTGTATTCTTTGAACGACACATGTTAACTGCCGAAGTACCAACTGCGAATAATAATGGATTAGGTCCACTTGCTAATACGTCTGCTGCTAATACATAACCACCTGCGGCAACGTCTAAGTCAGTGATATCACCAAATGCTACGCCTGCTGATGTGCTTTGATCTGCATTGTCTTTAACAACCCATGCTGCACCATTGCTACGATAGATAACTGGATAGTTATCTTCGTCAGTATCAATCCAATAATCACCATCTGCTCCGATTGCTGGTGCTGCTGATGTATAAGTCACGTTAGTCGCCTTCTTCCATTTCTGGACACTACTGTCGATTGCTACTTCAAAAATATCTAATTCATTTACTGCTTCATCAAACCAGATAGTACCAGTAGTTGCTGCGCCTGTTGGTGCAGTTACTTGTACAGTTGAAACCATGTCTACGAATGCAGTAGTAGTTGAATTGTAGCGATGAATAGATACAAATCCATCATCTATATCAAGCCAGATGTCGCCTTCTGATAATATGCGGGCTTTTCCTGCTGTTCCATCTTGCAACGTATCGCCAACCACGCCAGTAGGCGCAGTTGCTTGTGCGTAAATTGGTGTCTGTGCTACGAATGCGCCTGCTGCGGTAGTGAATAATGAAATATCATAATCAAGTCCTGCGCCAGGTGTAGTTGTCTTAACCCAAACGTCACCCGCTTGTGGGGAAACTGGTGCTGTGTAATGCGGTGACATTGTTGATAATCCACCACCCGTTGTCCAACTAGAATCTAATGCAACCCATGCGCCGCTTTCTCCAATCCAATAACGGACGTTAGTAAGAGTTGTTACTTGTTCGATGGTAACATGATAGTTTCCATT